GTGTAAATACAGTGATAGATTGCTAAACTTTATTTTTCTAAAGATTGAGTCAATCAGTAGCTGTAATGGCTCAAAGTTTACTATAAACCATGATACTGCAATATAGGTTAGTATGTTCATCTGCCAAAAATAACAAAGGCAGCCATAAGACTGCCATAAAGTTATTAATTATTTAGATAATTTTTCCACCATTTGAGATAGAACTGCTCATTGACAGCCTTACCATTAGTGAATCTCCAAATGGAGCAGTAAGAGACTCCGATATCCTCAGCATAATGACTGAGCTTATATCTTTGGGTGAGCTTAGACTTAGTCTCTTTAATCATAAAGTCTTTAAGGCTCTGCCCCTTAGAAAGGGCAATCATCTTCAGAATTATCAGGTACATGAGCAGGAGCTACTGCAGCTGCAGTTAATACTTCTATCTTCCATAGCTCTAATGAGTTAAAGTGCTTATCCTGCCACTCTCTACCTCTCAGATTGAATGATGCCTCCACCTCTTCACCTACTCTACAGCCATCTAGTAGAGATGTTTTATCTCCTGTAGCCTGTAGGCTGATGTGCTGAGGGAATTTACCATCCTCTACTGTTATTACTAGCTCTCTTTTAGAGAACTTCTCAGTAACTTGTACTGTCTCACCTATCACTTTGATAAGTCCTTTTACTTTGTAATCATTCATATTATAGTTATTAATTTATATACTCCGATAAGTGCAAATCCATAGACTACTATAGTTAGGATAATTGCTAGTGTTTTTTCTGTCATAATACTTTAGTAGGGAATGGATTAGGATTGTACTCACCATACTGCAGTAGTGCTAACTGTTCTGCATACTCCTGAGCTTTCTTAGCTGCAAATTTACAGCTGATACCAGGATTGTTTTGGATTAGTGCTTGCATAGCTGCTATCATGGCAGCCTCATAGAATTTATCTCTCATCTTATTTATTATTTAATTGATTAATATACTTTACATAATACTCAGTGCAGTAATGCAGTCTTACCTTTATCTCCTCCTCTAGCTCCAGGTCTCTAGTGAAGAGTAGAGTAGTGATTCTCTTCTCAGGAGCTATGTGATCTACCTGATGTAGTGATAAGTTCTCCCATTCATTGAGTAGAGATGGATGAGTAGATACCATACAATAGACTAGACTAGCATAGTTCTTATTATATAACATCATGTAAGCTCTTAGCTGCCACTCATAGAGTTTCTCTATACCCTCTTCAGGAGTAGCAGGGAACGTTTCTAATGACCATGATGTCTTTATGTCTATGATTTGGTCATCTAGAACTATATCAGCCTCTCCTGTGAGCCATTCGTTGTTTAGTCTCTCAGTATTTTTGACCATGCTAGTGAATGATACAGTATTGAGTAGAGCAATAGAATCATTCTCTTGCATTATACCCTTATTAATATACTTGTTATTCAGCTCTACATTGTAACCGTAGAAATCCTGCTTAGCTAGACCTCTGATGTAGGTCTTAGTAGTTTCAGATAGCACCTCAGACTTAGTTCGAGATGCTGTCATTAGTTTTCCGAGTGAAGATGGATGCCATTTCATAATAACATGATTGCTTTAAGTTGTAAATCTGTAAGCTCAAAGGTCTCTCTTAGCTTAGGGATAGTAAACTTACCATCTTGAATAGATACTAATGCCTCCTCAAATCTCTCCTTAGATAGACCAGGCTTAGCTGCCTTAACAGGTACACTTGCTAGATTAGCATCGTCATCTACTGACTGTAGGCATAAGATACTGCTCAGAGTATATCTACGGTAGTAAGTCACTGCAGATCCTACTTGCTGAGGATTAAGTCCTGCAGGTAGTTCCATACATGACTCTATTGACTCATTAGAATCTATACAGATTATCTGAGTACATACACTATTGCCCTGAATAGGCTGTAATAATAGTAGACCATTCTCTAATAAAATAGGCTCTACTGCCTCAGTGATTGCATTGATGTCAGAGTATGACTTTTTAAAATGTGGATTGGTAGCATTCTTAGCTACTTTGCCAATTGACTGCTTAGCCTTGTGGAGCTTTTGGTGCAGAGTTAGTACAGGTGCTGATACTACAGCTTTTGTTTTTGTTTCCATGTGTATATATTTATTATTTCAACAAAGATAATCAATTAATTCATATCTGCAATAAAATTATAATAAAAAATCATAAATTCATCAAAATTTCTTGCAATAAAGTATGTACCCCCTGCTAACTCTATGCTTTCCTGATACTTTTTTTGCACTTCTGACTGCTTATCCTTACCATACTTCACCTCAATCTTAACAGATCTACCTCTAATGGTGGCAGATATATCAGCTGAGCCTTTGGTGGAGGTAGATGGAGTCCAGGTGCCTTTCAGTTGTCTACTATTCTCTCCTACCTGTATCTTTTTACCCTCTCTATATACTCCCATTGTATTAATCCTCTCAGCTTGATAGCCTGAAAAATTTATAAATGCAGTGATACATTGAGTTAGTGCATTAGCAGAGTCATCTTTCCAATTAGATAAAGGGATATAGGCATTGTTAGGATATTTAGCTGATAGGCTAGCTAGCTCTAGGGCTTTGAGGATTGCTTTATTTTCTTTTGTCATCTGTTAAATGTTTTAAATAATTTAGGATCTACATGGACAATTAACTCTTGATCATTTGTAGATCCCTCTCTTGGAGTTCTGCCATTTGTCTTAATATGTCCTTCAATATCTTTAAAATTAATATAAGTTAGTTTATCAGTCCATTGTATAAAAAGATAAGTAGGGAGCTTTTTACTATATTCTTGCATTTTTACCAATTTAATTAAGCTAATAAAAATAAATTGTAAAGCATTATGTTTATAATTATAGCTTTTTATTTCAATATATGCTTTATCTTTAATTAAAAAATCTAATTCATAATCACCTAATTTAATAGCATCTTTACAAATTCTATCCATTATCTTTCTTTCTCTTTCTATATCTTCGTTAGTTTCAAATCTCATATCAATTATAATTTACTGTATCCCAAATATCAGGCTCTCTCTGAGTCTTAATCTCAAACCATCTAGCTCCATTGCTAGATCCATCTACATACTCCTTACCATTATATTCTGCATATTTCTTACACCATTTGTTGAATGTTCTGTTGGTCAGGTATTTCTTTTGATCAGTGTACTCAGCTATAAAGTTCTCAAACATGGATACCTTATTCAATCTCTGATCAAATCCTATATTCTTATTATCTACCCATTCAATAAAGTCCTGGCTTGTCTCATTGATAAACTTTCTTAGCTCTAGATTCTTAGCCTCAGATTCTACTAAGCCATTCTTTAGATAATAGTTTAAGCAGTTAATCATGTAATGGTCAAACCTTGCCCATTCCTGTTCATCCCAATCTTCAAAGAGCATATATCCAAATTCATCAAATGGAGTATGATGTGTGCCAAAATAACTACTCAGCTCCACCTCAAACATCCTACGCTTGAATGAGCCACCATCTGCTTTGATAGTGTAGTTAGTAGAGATAAGTACTTTAGGTGAGTCTTTTACAGGTAGTTTAATTGCATCTCTACCTTTGTATTCAATAGTAAGTCCTTCAGTGATTATACTAAATAAGCTCTCAAAGTTAAAGTTCTTTCTTACATCATCAAATGCTAGGACCTGGCAGTCACTAGATACAGTCTGATAGGGGAATGATTTATTTGAGTCAAAGGTCTTACCATCAATAGTGCTAACTTTTTTCATGTATCCAATAGCATTAATCAGAATCCCTTTACCACTCCCTCCATTAGGATTGTCGGATATTGTCTCATCATTTAAAATTATAGCTTTGTTATTAGCAGATGTCTTATAAGAATGTAGCATATAGCCTATTACGCTCTTCATAGTATCATATCTCTCTACCTCCTGCCCTGATATAAACCAAATGAAAGACCTAAACATTGACTCATGGTGATCAGCATCAATTAAATCTCTATCTATTATCTGATTATTCCAAACATATCCCTTTAGCTCTGAGTATTCATATATCTCATGGTGCTTAGCAAATACTTTTACAGCTGCATTCTTATAGTAAATCATACCATAGTCTATACCATCCCTCTCCATCTCTACATTAGCAGTATCTATCATGCTGAGGTATTGAGGAGTGAAGAGTTTAGACTTCTCAGCTACAGCATCAAATACAGGAATCCGATTTGATTGGACCAGGTACTCCATCACTCTATCCTTTATCTGAAATTCAGAGACATGATTAATAAAATTCTCATTCTTAGTGATAAATACAAAGGTCTTAGTGTTAGCTACAGGATAGTACTTATAGTACTGTAGATTCTCTAAAAATAACTTGAATCGGTATGGTATAATTAATACATCACCTTTAAAATCATATTTCCAAAACTCATCTACTTTAATTACCTCCTTAATAGTCTGAATCTCTGACTCTATATTCTCTTTATTGTACTCTTTAAACTCCTCTAAGATTACAGCATCAGACTTACCACTTAGCACAAAGTTAATCAGCTTATCTTTTTTCTCTTTATCCTCAAATTGCTTAGTGTTAAAGTTAGCAGTCTTTTTATAGGCAGAATTTATCAGAGCTAGTATCTCTACAGATCCAAAATCTTTCTGCTCAAATCCTTTTAGATAATCTTGACAGGTATTTTTATCCACTCCAAAATCATTGAATGCT